CAATCTCCTGTACGGTGTGGGTTCCACGAACGGTTAGGAGTTTTTTTAGATGAGCGCGAAAAAGCCAGCAGACAAAAGGCAGAACAGATCGACCAAAGATCTTGGCGTGCTGCCCCAGATCGCTCTTGATCCTGCGGCCATTCCACCGGCACCGAGCCACCTGACCGAGCGCTGGGTCAAGTCATGGGAGATCTTCTGGCGCTCACCGTTCGCACAGGTTGTTCAGCCAGCGCAGATGCCAGCCCTTGAGCGACTCTTCTCGATGTACGACGAGCGCGAGCGAATGGACATCTACCTACGCGAGGAGCCGATGACCGTTGGCTCTCAGGGGCAGAAGATCCTCAACCCTATGTACCGACAGCGCACCTCAGTGGATGCCGAGATCCGCCAACTGGAGGATCGCTTCGGTCTGCACCCTAAGGCAGGGCTGACCTTGGGCATCGTGTATGGTGAGGCGGCAAGAAGCCTGGAGGAACTCAATGCCAGAATCGCAAACGCAGCCTTCGCGGAAGCCGAAGCCGAAGCCGACCCACGCTACATTGAAGCCGGCAACGACTCCACCGAAGAGGCCACTCTACTCGTCGCCGATCAGTAGTCCGCCACCACCGTCGTGGGGTGGGCTGGTCTGCCGTTGGATTGAGACCAACCTAGTTCACGGTGAGGGCGACAAGTTCGGCGAGCCGTTCCGCCTAGAGCCGTGGCAGCGTGCCTACATCTGGCGCATCTACGAGTACGACGCAGCCACACAGAAGCGCACCGTGAAGCGCGCCCTGCTTGGCACGCCCAAAGGCAACGGCAAGACCGAGCTGCTCGCCGCTATCGCCTTGGCTGAACTGGCAGGACCGAAGGCTCCGAAGTCGCCCAACATCCCTATCGCTGCGGCATCATTCGAGCAGGCTGACCTGCTCTTCGGCACCGCGCGCATCATGCTCACGCAGGGTCCACTTGCCAAACTGTTTGAGGTCTATGACACCGAGATCCTGATCAAGGATCGGCCTGGGCGTATGTACCGAGTGGCTGCTGCGGCAGGCACCAACGACGGTGGGCGACCAACTTGCTTTATCGCCGACGAGCTGCATGAGTGGACAGGCAACAAAGAGCGCGTGCATCTCGTGCTCTCCAACTCACTCGCCAAGCGCGCCGAGGCTTTGGAGTTGAACATCTCGACCGCAGGCTCCGACGAGAACACCCTGCTCGGACGGATGCTGACCTACGCCAAGCGCATCTCATCTGGCGAGGTGAGCGACCCTTCCTTCCTAGTCGAGTGGTGGGCTGCTGCTGACAGCCATGACCTAGAGACCGACACTGGCCGCAGGGCTGCACTAGAGCAGGCGAACCCAAGCGCACCGGCATTCGTAGACATTGACAGATTGCTGGCACGCGCCAGCGAAGTGCCGATGCACGAGTGGCAGCGCTACCATCTCAACCGCTTTGTGCAGCCGCCAGACCGTTGGATTGGCGCAGAGGCGTGGATGAAACTGGCAGACCGTGAGCGCGTGTTGATTCCAGGTGAGCGCCTCAGCATCGGCTTTGACGGATCGTATGCGCGCGACGCATCGGTGCTTACCGCCTGCACGATGGACGGTCACCTGTTCCTGATCAAGGCGTGGGAGAAGTCCGACACCAACCGCGACCCAGACTGGACGGTGCCGCGCGGAGAGGTGGATGCCTTCGTAGATCAGATCATGCAGACCTACGATGCGACCTTGTTCTGCGACCCTCCTGGCTGGTCATCCGAGATCGAGGAGTGGACGCGCCGGTACGGCAAGCGCGTGGCAGTGTTCAACACCGCCACGATTGAGCGTATGGGTCCAGCCGTAGACCGATTCTTCACGGCCGTAGCGACTGGCGAAGGGCTGCGCCACGACGGTTCACCGCTCTTGGCTCGTCATATCAGCAATGTCCACACGCGCCTGACGCGCTATGGGCAGGTCTTGACCAAGGCGTACAAGGCTTCGCCTGACCGCATTGACGCGGCCGTCTCTGCCGTGGTCGCGTTCCAGGGTGTAAAGTTCCTACAGATTGAACCTAAGTCAGCAGCGAAAGTGGAGTGGATCAACCTATGATTAGCAACCTTCTTGAAGTTGTGGGTGCGGCGCTTGTGATTGCAGGCATCACGCTACTCTCTCTCCCATTGGGACTCATCGCACTAGGTGCGGCTGTTGCCGCTATCGGCTATACGCTAGGAGACCGTAAGTGAGCATCCTTCGCCGCATCCTTGGTGAGCAGCGTGCCGTAGGTGGCACTTGGATCACCGACAATCAACCATCGGTTTCTTCTGCCGGTGTATCAATCAACAGTCAGACGGCGCTGTCAATCGGAGCCTACTACGCAGCCGTCAAGCTCTACGCCGATACTGTCGCCTCCCTGCCATGGGATACCTACATTCGCGTTGACGGAACGCGCCGCCCATACCGACCGTCACCGTCGTGGCTCACCATGCCGCAGCCAAACAACCCAAACTTCACTGGCTTTGACCTCAAGCATCGCATGGTCAGCAGCCTCCTCATTGATGGCAATCTGTTCGTGCTGTTCATCAAGGGGCGCAATGGTGACATCGTTGAGATGCGCGTACTCGATCCGCAGAAGGTCACCATCAAGAGCGTTGATGGCGCACCGGTCTACACCGTCACTGGCGATGACAATGTCGGCGTGGAGTTGACCGCTGACGCAATCCTGCACATTCCACTGTTTGCCACTGGCTCGGCGCTGCGCGCACCGTCGCCTGTTGAACAGCACCGCACGACGCTCGGCCTTGCCAGCGCCACGCAGTTGTACAGCGCGAAGTTCTACGAGCAGGGCGCAGCCCCATCCGCAGTCATCAAGATCCCAGGCGAGTTGACGCAGGATCAGGCTGACTCACTCCGCAACTCATTCAGCCGCCGCCACGAAGGCGTGGAACGCATGCACAAAATCGCGGTGTTGACTGGCGGTGCGGACTTCCAACAGATGTCAATGAAGATCAGCGACATGCAGCTCGTAGAGACCCTCCACTGGGGAGTGGAAAGCATTGCCAGGCTGATGGGCGTACCTCTCCACCTGCTCCAGTACCCAGGCGGCAACAGCTCGTACAACAGCGTTGAGATCGTCAGCATCGAATGGCTGCGACTTGGTCTTGGACCACTGGTCACGCGGCTAGAGGCTGGCTTGCAGCGTCTCGTTCCAGGTGCTGATCAGACCTTCATCAAGTTCACCCTTGACGGCCTGCTCCGACCTACGACCAAGGAGCGCTACGACGCATACGCCATCGCGCTGAATAACGGCATCCTATCGCTCAACGAGATCCGCCGTCTTGAAGATCGTGCAGATGTTGAAGGCGGCGATGAGCACTACAAGGCACTGAACATCGGCGTAGTCGGTCAGGAGCCACAGGCTTGAGCTACATCATTGTTGACCTTGACGGCACGCTAATCCTTGACAACGAGCAGCCTAACCAGCCGCTGATCGATCTGCTCAACGAGCAGGTGATGTCTGGCGATAAGCAACTGATCGTGGTCTCGGCTCGCAGCATTGAGCGCCTAGAAGAGACACGCGCCTGGCTTCAGGAATACAAGGTGGCTGGCGTTGAAGAGGTTCACCTCAACGACTTTGACGGTCCGCCAATTGCGACCGGCTTGCCCTACAAGACCTACAAATATGGACTGCTCAAGGAGCAGTACGGCGACGAACTTGAGTACGCGATTGACAATGACGCAGATGTTCGCGAGATGGCTCGCGGCTTGATGATTGAGGCGTACTCGCCTGACGAGTATCTCGCCGACGAGGAGCGCGCGGTGTATGAGGTTCCTGATTACATCCGAAACGCAGCCGCTCGTGGCTTGTCGTTCGTAGAGGACGGCCGTGCAGGCGAAGGCTTGCAGGCGCAGACCATTGACGAGGCGCGCGAACTTGCCGCTGGTCGAGCAGACACGGATAAGGTGATCCGCATGGCAGCTTGGATTCGCCGCCATCGTCGCGACTGGGAAGGCGTGCCACAGAATAGCAACGCAGATGACGAGTCGTTCCCTGGACCTGGGGCTGTTGCTGGCTATCTCTGGGGTGTGGAAACCATTGATCCAGAGTCAACTGATCGCGTACTCTCGTGGGCAGATCGACTCATCGCATCTGAAGATAGGGAGATCATTGATATGAAAGAGAAA